TTACCTACAACAAAGTTGAACAGGTCGTTAAGCGGCTCTGGTCCAGAGGCACGCCCACCAAATGTCTTGAGGCGTGCGCCTGCAGGTCTAATCTTAGACAAGTCCCACTTAGGGATGTCACCTACATAGAGCAGAGAGATAAGTTTACGCAGACTCTTTGCCCAGCCTTCCTTGCTATCCTGTACCACAATAATATCTTCTACCTCTGCGAGGTCTTCGGGTACTTGCGGTAGCTTCTGTATTGCCTGACGCTCGACTGAAAAGCCTACGCCTGTGCCGCACAGAAGGATAAACATCGCCTCGTCAAAGGCACGGGGGTGGTCAACAGGCAGGTAGCTACAGTTGTACACACATGTGTTGTCACGGTCAGCCGCCTGTCCTGCAGTCATCAAGGCACGCATAGAAGGCATTACCTCTAGATTGAGGATTGCGTCCTCGATTTCATTGATTGTTTTGCTGTCGATGTCTGCGGGACGCACGATGTTGTCTATGAATCTGCCTACCGTTTCAGCCCATGTCTCTCTTCGGTTCTCTTCCTCAATCCATCTAGCGTATCTAGATGTAGCAATAAATGTTTGGTAATCGGTTGGTAGGTGGTTAGTCGTAATCATATTCCTTGTCATCGGCGTGTAGCTCCTCTCCAGTTAGTGCTTTCCAGCTATGTTTAAAATCAAATCGTGAGCATTCCTGACTAATCATATCAGCAATCTCACGTGTCTCCTTCTGTGCCGTGTCGTGTAGGCGTTGGTTAACTACACGAGAAAAGGCATACAGAGAACCAGACCAGTACCACTCCGTGTACATGTTCTGCGGCAACACCATGCGTGCAAGCTCTGGTGCTACGCCATCCTCAATCATATTGTCGTATGTCTTTAATGCCTGCGCCATGAATGAGCGAATGTCATACGGTATCTTGTCACTGGCACTACCCTGTTTTATATTGTCTGCACGCTTTCTCCACATCTTAGGTATGTAGAACTTGGGTTCATAGTCCACGTAGCGGCGGCTGACTTCATTCCAAGCCAACCCCACTTGGTGCTTTATAAGCTGTCGTGCCACAAATAGGGGTGCTTCAATACGAAACTGCAAGAAGCAATGCGAGAACGGCGACCAGTGTGCATGTTCAGCTAAGTAGTTGATAAGCTTCTGGTCTTTCTCTGAAAGGTCGTAGTAGTTAGCCACCTTGACCCGCTTTGATTCCTTGTTAAAGGAAACACGGGCAGCGTTTACTACTGTAAGGTCGCTGCCCATATAATCAATCAATGATACTTTCATTAGTCGAAGACTCCAATTATACTACAGTTGTTCCAGCGAAGCAATAAGCTTATTGAGATACCACTGACATTTTTTTAGGTCTTCCACAGGCTTGCCCTTGTACTTGTATCGCCACAAGTATTTCATGCAGTTGCCCTTCAAATATCCTGTAAATTCTTCGGCTGTCATGCTGGCCTCAATAGCATCAATGGCTTCAATTCCCTTGAAGTTGTAGTGCGTTGGGCTGTTTACGACATCTGGTTGTTCAAAATGCTTGAACCTAGTGTCCAAGGATTGCGTTAATTCGTTTTCTGACATACTCAATTTCTCCTGTGTGCAACACCTTATAGGCGAAGTCTCTCATGTAGTTCGGGTCAACACCTGCATTAGTGCATACTTCCTCGAAGTCCTGTGCCGTAGTTCCTATGGAAGCAAAGAACCATGCCGTTGCCCTGTCCCTTTCAATGCGTGCTTCTGATGGCTCACCTCTATACGGTTGCTTGGTCGCATCAAGTAATGCCTGCAGTATGACACATAGATACAGTGTCTGTTCAGGCGAGGACAAGTCTGGTCTGAACTCGTCCAAGTGAAGTGTTATTCTACTATTTGACATTTGCTTTGTCAAGCCATTCTTGCGGAATGCCCTCATTTAATTTGCAGAACTGGTAGCCATACTTGTTACACCAGTCTGCGTAGGTCATCTTCCCGCCCTTGTATAGCTTGCGATATGGATTGTCAAACACAAAGCGAATGTCTATGTCTGGGTACTGGCTCTTAATAAAGAGGTGTTTCTTCCTGTCCTCTGCCATGAACCGTCCCTTCACTTCAAGCACAACACCATTGGGTAAGAAGAAGTCGGGTGTATACTTCTTATCCTCACGCCACTCATATGGTAGCGTGTCTTTCTCGTACTCGAAGGCTATCTTTAATTTGTGAAGCTGTTGTGCCGCCTCGTATTCTGAATTGGATTTGTATTCGTGTTTATATTTTTTTCTTTTCATAACTCCAGTTCTTCGACATTCGGTGTCTTCGCTACTTGCGTCATGTACCGCACGCCATTAGAATATTTGAATGCACGAAGACCAGCACCACCATTGGCATCAGCCCAGCATTTCTTCTTGTATGGACAGAATACACAGCCAATCGCCAGCTTGCGGTTGCCTGACTCTCCATCCTTTGCATCATTGTAGCAACGAGCAGGGGCGGTTTTACTTTGAACCATGCCCTTGAGGTGGCGCACACGGGCAGGAGCATCAATCATCTCAAGCTCATGCACACGGGTCACTGCAAGCTCACCACTGTTCTTATCAATAGCAAGGAATGCTGCCTCATTGCGGTTGTTCTTTGTTGCGTATGCGCTAATCTGTGCAATGTACCCAAACGGGTCATCGTCTGATAGCCTGTTCTCTTTGAACTTCTTGAATCCAAATGCAGAGGCAGACTTGATATCTGTAAGCACACCGTCAATCACGCAGTCCTGATGCCCAAGCACGCCCTCTACCTCTACGGTGTCCTGCGCCTCTTCAACTGTATGCCCTGATACCTTTGTCAGGCAAATCAGGAGAGCCTCAAGAACATGACCCATCAGGAACTTAATACGGGTCTGTCCATTCAGAGGCTCTCCGTCTTCACCCTGTACTCCGTACCAGATTTGACGGTCTGGCTTTCCGATTTGAGAAAGTCGTAGGTTAGATGCACCTGTACGCTCTCCCTCACGAAGCACAGTCTCAGTAGCCTCTCGCACTAGGCTACCAACTTCGTCCAGTGCTTCTTGCACTGAAGGTTGAGACACATCAACACCTTTTTCTAGGGTCGAGTAAATGTCCTGTACGAGTGTGTCGAGTGTCTTAGTCATGTTATTTCCTTCCTACCATGTAGGTTATGTAGACCAGCAGTAGTGTCTGTCCAAGGTCGATTAGTGCGTGCAACATCTGTATCTCCTGTGTTGGCGAACACGGCAGGACTTGAACCTGCAACCTGCAGATTAGAAGTCTGCTGCTCTATCCAGTTGAGCTACGTGTCCTAGCTTTGCTCTTTATGGTTTTGCGAATGCGTTGTGCTTTGTGTGCAATGTACTCTTCTTCATCTGCGAAGAAGTTATGCAGTGCTTTGAGGACACGCAACTGAAGTGCTTTGAGGTGTCTACCTCGTGGCATTGCCCAGCCTATAATAAAACCTGCAAGGCCGAAGCACAGTATCACAAGGTATTCGGGTAAGTTTGTTTCCATCTCAGTCTCCTATGTAAGTGATAGCGTTCCCACCCTCGCAGCTATCGCCAGCGACCAAATCCAAATGTCGCCCCCGTGCTTATCAACTACTTAGAACGGAACCTCGTCATTCAGTTCTGCGGTAGCTGATGGTGCGTCTGAAGCAGTAAAGCCATCTTCGACATCGAAGTCTTCCCCTGCTTTGTACTCAACCAAGTCCACAACTTGAACCTTCTTGAGCAGTGGTGATACACCTGACTTGCCATTCATTTCCCACGGGAACGGTGTGTACATTACATTCACAATGCTGCCATTACCAATGAGGCCAGTGAACGGCTGCTTCTGTGCGTCCACAACTGTAGGTGCTTCGTTCTGCGAACCATCACGGCGTGTCACCTTCTGACGGATGTGAACAAAGTCACCACGGTCATCACCCTTGTTCTTGATAGTAAGACCATCTGCCTCAAGTACGGCACGATTGTCGTCATCCACAAGAATGTCGATGCCCCACTCAGGTTCGTAAGTGGTGTTTGGTTGTTGTACTGATGCCCAGTATGCTTTACCTTTTACTACTGTCATTTCGTTTTACCTTTCGTTTTGGTTGTCATGTCGGTGGCGGTATTGCCAACGACCACTATATAGTGCCACATCCAGAATCAAATGTCAACACTTTTTTTCTAGTGGGTTTCTGCCCACGTATTCCCGACCTTGTATTCGCTGTCGAGAGGGCAACGAACTTTGAGAGATTGCTCTGTCAGTTTCATTGCCAGTTTTGTAACCTCGCCAAGTTCTTCGGCGTGGTCTTTACGAACCTCGAACTGGTACTCATCGTGAATACTCGCAACAAGTCTGAAGTCGAGGTTGCGTTTAGTTGCCTGTACGATAATGTGCTTGAGCCATTCCTTACAGACGATTGCACCTGCCCCCTGTAGTAGGGAGTTGAGTGCTGCATGTGCAGAGCGTATCTGCAACACACGCCCATCAATACCTAACACATAACCACGTGATGCAAGCTTATCTACCTTGCTACGTAGTGCCTTGAGTGCAGGCATGTTGGACAAAAACTTATCAATTAATTTCTTACCATCTTTGGCAGAGCCATCTACAATCTTACCAATCTTAGCCGCACCTGCACCATACAGGAATGCGTAGATGAATGTCTTTGCATTGTCACGTGTCGGCAACCCTGCCGCCCTCTGGTTTGCAGTATGCACATCACCCTCAACAACCTCACGTGTGAAGTCCCTGTCGTTCATGTAATGTGCAAGCATCCGCAACTCTAGTGAGCTTGCGTCACTACCAAGAAGAACATAATTATTAGAAGTAGTAGTCCATACATCTCTGCAATCCTTTCCATACGGTGAGTATACTGCGGGTATCTGCGCCATGTTAGGCGAGGTGTGTGTCATACGACCTGTGATTGTACCTAGCGTCCAAACCTTACCATGAACCCTGCCATCTTCACCAACTGCATCTATCCAAGATTTAATCTGTGAGACACGTTTCTCCAAGAGAAGAAAGCGTGCAACCATTTGTGCTTCGGGTATATCAACCTTTGCTAACACTTCCTCTGACACAATGGCTTGGCCTTTCTCTGTGTAGGCATGAGGCTTCCATCCTAACTCCGACAGACGCTCTGCAATCTGCTTGCGTGATGCGGGATTGAACACAGTAACCTTGTCCTTCAAACGCTTACCAGTCTTTTCAGATATTCTAATCTCAGTAATCGGCGGGAACTTCTGTTGTA